CGCTTATAACTGGCTTCGAGAAAACGACCTGGGTGATCTTATTAAAAATGAGATCACTGTTTCCTTTGGTCGTGGCGAAGATAACAAGGCGAGCAATTATGCAAACCTTGCGAGAGAAAATGGGTTTGAACCAGCTCAAAAGCTGAAAGTTGAACCCATGACTCTCAAAGCAGAGTACAGATCGCGAGTCGAAAAAGGTTTAGACTTGCCTTCTGAACACTTTAACCTGTTTAAGGGAAACAAAACAAAAATAACACGGAGCAAATAACATGACACAAGAAGCAAGAGACTTAGCAGTCAAAAAAGAAGGCGCATTAGCCACTCTAGATTTTGAATCAGACTCAGGAATGGGTTTGGAAAATATAGAGAAAGGTGATTTAGCCTTACCTTTCCTAAAACTACTACAAAGTGGTTCTTATGAAACTAAAAAGAAACATGCGAAATATGTTGATGGCGCAGAAGCAGGAATGTTCTACAATACAGTTACTAAAAAATTGTATAGTGGAGAAAAAGGTATTCATGTAATACCATGTTTCTACAAGATGACATATCCAGAATGGGCACCATTCGATAAAAGCGAAGGTAGACCTGTTCATCCAGACAGAGGGCCAGAAGTTATGGCTCAGACTTCGAAGAGCGGAATGAAAGACGTATTGCCAAATGGTAATGAAATTGTCAAGACGGCAAATCATTTTGTGATTCTTCTTGGAGATAGACCAGAGAAGGCTCTTATGCCTTTGAAAACTACTCAGTTAAAAACTAGTAGGGGTTGGAATTCATTAATGGATAATGAATTCATTATATCCAAGAAAACAGGCAAGTCTATACAAGCACCTGCGTTTTCTAGAATTTATCAAATAAATTCTGTCGAGAACTTAGGTAATTTTACCTGGCATGGAATGACGGTTTCTTTAGTTAAACCAGTAGATAATGCAGAAGTCTATAGCCTAGCTAGAGATTTTAACAAATCATTACATAAAAGTAATATTGCAGCAGCTTCTGTTGAAACCAACAAAGAAGAGTCTAATTACTAGTTTTTTCTTGAGGAAAATAGGGCGGGGAAAGCGAGAGTGGAACCCGCCCGAAACAAGGGATCGTTATGGTAGAAAAATTTATAGAATTATTCAAAGGATATGAAGGTGATTTTGGAATTGCAGACATGTCCAAAACAGAGCTAGACTCTGAACGAAATAAATTAAAACCGAATTATGAATGGGCAGGAAGACCCATCAATGCTTCCGATTACCAGAATCACGTAGAAGGTAAAATTTCAATAGGTGTACAGCCATGTCGTTTAAATAAAACAGCACAATTTGGTTGTATAGACATAGATCCAAAAAATTATAAAAATTTTAAAGTAGATCACTACTTATCTTTATTTCAGCAGTACAAATTACCTTTAGTTCCACTTCTATCTAAAAGCGGAGGTCTTCATTGTTATCTCTTCATGAATGAGCCAATACCAGCGGCAGATTTAATAGATGGTTTAAAATCTTTTCTTCTGCCTCTTGGGCTGGAACCTAATACAGAGGTTTTTCCCAAACAGAAAGAATTGAAAGAAGATGACAAGGGAGAAATCAAACCAGGAAATTTTATTAACCTGCCTTACTATAATAATGGATCCACTAATAGATATGCTGTAGATAAGAATAATTCTAAATTATCTTTAGAGCAATTTATAGAGTTTGCTAACCAATCAAAAATAAATAAAGAAGATTTAAATAAACTTGTAGAGGAGACACATAGAAATATTTTACTGGGAACTAATCCAGAATTTGAAGATGGTCCTCCATGTTTAGCTTTATGTTCAAAGAAAAAACTAGATGATGGTAGAGATAGATTTATGTACAACTATATGGTCTTTGCTAAAAAGAAATATAAGGACAAATGGCCCGACCAAGTTTCAAAAGCAAATTATAATTACCTAGAAGATCCTTGGGATAAAACAAAATTAGATTCTAAAATAACAGCTTGGAAAAAAGATACAGCAGGACATACTTGCTATGAGGATCCAATATCTAGCAAATGTATGCGAAGTCTATGTTACTCAAGACCTTTTGGAGTTAAATCAGACAGCATAACTTCTTTTCCTGAAATAACAGATTTTCAAATTATTATGTATGCAGAACCTGAATATAGATTCAATGTAACTCTTCCAGATGGAAGTAAGACAGAAGTAGTTGCAACTAACAGAAAGATGATGACCCAACAAAAAGATTTATTGGATCTAATCTGGGAGCAGACAGGAATTTATCATGAACCTAAAAAACCAAAAGATTTTAGAGCAACACTAACTCTATTAAGAAAAAATTGTCAAACAATAACACCACCTAAAGGAACGCAAATAAACGACAGACTTGAAGACGAATTGTTTCAGTATTGTATTAATGGTCCGCAAGCGCAAAAAAGAGAACAAATTGCAACGGGTGCATGTTTAACTGAAGAAGGTTTTCATTTCTTTAGATTTCAATCCTTTATTGATCACCTAGGAAACAGTTGGAAGATTCCAGAAGAAAAAATAGCTCAGAAATTAAAAGATAGATGTAAGGTTGAATTTAATGTGTCCTTAAATGTAGATGGTAAAACTGTGAAAGTATGTAAGGTTAAACAATTAGAAATTAAACAAATAGAGCATAAAGTTACAAAAAGAAAAAAGAGTAATTATTAATGTGGCCAAGAGAAGCATATATGGATTTATTATTTCTTACAGCTGTGACAACTTATCTTATATTTAAGGAGTATTACATATGAGATACAAAGTTATAGGTCCTCCAGGAACAGGAAAAACAAGAAGGCTTTTAAATGAAGTACATAGATATGCCAAAAAAGGAGTGCCTCTAAAACGTATAGGTTATTTTGCTTTTACTCGTAAGGCTGCAAGAGAAGCTAGGGACAGGTATCTGGCAAAAAATGAACATCTAACTAAAAAAGATATTGAACATTTTCAAACACTACACTCACTGGCTTTTAATAGTTTAGGATTAAAAGAAGAAAATGTAATGCAAGAATTGAATTATAGGGCAATAGGTGAGAGCTGTGGAATACAAATTAAATATGCTTCCTATGAAACAAATTCATGGAATGGAATCTTTACATCCGATAGTGAGTATTTAAATATAATAAATTTAGCCCGTGTTAAACAGATAGATCCGCTCGAACAATTTGATAAGAATGAGCACTTAACTCGTATAGAAAGAAATAAACTAGACGGTATTAATAGAGAAATTAATAATTATAAAGATACTTATGGTTTAATAGATTTTACCGATATGTTAGATAAATTTTTAGGTAAAAAAGGAAACACTAAAAATGAATTTGATGTTATTTTTATAGATGAGGCACAAGACCTGTCATTAATTCAATGGGCCATAGTAGATAAAATAGAAAAAGAAAATAAAGGAATAGATATATGGGTTGCAGGTGATGATGATCAAGCTATTTTTGGCTGGGCAGGAGCTGATGTAGATTCATTTATTAATTGGAAAGCAAAAGAAATTCCTTTAGAACAATCCGAAAGAGTACCTAGTCAAATACAGCAATTAGCACTTTCTATTATTGAAAGAGTTGAAGAGAATAGATTAGATAAAAACTATTATCCTAAAAAAGAAAGAGGAGAAATATTACATAGATTTAAACTAATAGATATAGATATGACAAAAGGAGACTGGCTAATTCTAACCAGAACCAATCACTTATTAAAGCCCATACCTGCAATTTTAAAACGCCAAGGTCTATTTTTTGAAACATCAGAAGGAAATAGTATTAATAAAAGTTTGTATGAAGATATTCAGTGGTGGAATAAATTAAGAAATTCAGAACAAGTACCTGAAGTGCATCAACAAAGAGTCATGGAAAGAATAAAAGAAAAAGAAGTAGACTATAGTCTAGAATGGTATGAAGCTTTTAATAATGTCGCGATAACTACTAGAGAATATATGAGATTAATGTTGGACAATGGAGAAAATATTTTAGAAAAACCTAGAATTAAAGTTTCAACAATTCACGGAGCTAAAGGTGGAGAAGCAACTAATGTTGTATTATTTTTAAATCAAACAATTAATACATTGAAAGGAGCAAAGAAATCTAAATCCAAACAAGATGAAGAATACAGGGTTTGGTATGTAGGTGCAACAAGATCTATGAAAAATTTATATTTAATAAAAAGTAATAATAAAAAGAAGGAGTTTAAAATATGAAAAAAAGAATACATGTAAACATGCATCACATTCGACATAATAAAAAACATGGTACAAATAAACCTGTGATAACTGTTAAAACTTCTAAGTCTAATGAATATGGACATGAAGTAGAAATACTAGGACCCAGTAAAGTTATATATCGTCCTGAAAAACCATTAAGTTGTGGTGCTAGAGTTTGGATTGAGACAGAAAGCGAGGTAAATATTTCATGAGCCC